TTACTTTATATCATAAAACCAGCTTCCCAAAGTTTCTTTTAACTCTAAACATTTGCTCATAGATAGATTTTGAGTTTCAATCCATACCCCTTTTTCGTTTCCTCTGAAATAACACCTAACACCTTTAAAATATTGGAGCACATACTCAGCATCAACACCATTAAAACTATTATCTCCTTGATATCCATTAGGTAAATAGTTTGTAACAACATATCCAGTGTTTTTATTTAATATTCCTTCATTAAACTCATTCATATCACAATCAGTATTTATTCCACTTACTGATCCTGTTTCACTATATTGATGGCCTACTCTATTAGTGAAGAAATTAGAATTTAATCTCCATGGATCATTATTATAGTTTGCTTCCCATAATGGATAATCTGCAATTCTATTATCTAAGTTATCCATAAAACTAGTATAAGTATAAATACCTATTTGCATATTAGATAGCTCTTTAAATTTAGCAATAAATCTTAAAATATAATCCATTAGTCCATCAAAATTAGTTTCCACATCTAGCATTGGAATGAGATCACTGGTTTTATCTTTTATGGCATTATAAAAATTATTAGCCTGAGTTTCTGGCTCACTAGTTCCAACTAAGAAATGATAGAACCCTGTTTTTAATCCTACGTAATGTGCGTTAGAATAATTAGTATCTAAATAACTATCTTTAAATGTTGTTCCTTCTGTAGCTTTAATATAAACAGCCTCTACTCCTGCTGTTTTTACTTGGTTAAAATTTATATTTCCGTTATGATTACTTATATCTATACCTTTCATTTATATCTTCCTTTCTTATTTTAAATATAAAAATAAGAGTAACCTTAAAGGCTACCCTAAAAACTAAGCTTATACTGTTTGCTGCACATCTGCGTTTACTGTTGCTGCTGCAAGCGATTGAAATTTGCTTAATTGATCTTTTAGACTTGCGTTTTCTGCTTGTAATTTAGCGTTTGATTCTTGTAATTCCTTTATAATTACGGAATTATCTAATACTGCTTCCTTACCCACATTAACGCTTCCCGCAACTGCTTGCCTAAAATATATAACATCTTCCTTAGTTAGTTCTGGAAATTTAGCAAGCAATAATTTATCGAATTCTTCAGTTTTACTTTTAAATGTATCTTCAATTTTTTCTGTAATCCTAAAGTTCTCATCTACAATGCTCCATACCTCTCTAGCTGCTGTCATGTATGTTTTATTTTTTAATATACTTATTACTAGTCCTAAAATTTGTTTTATCATTTTACATACCTCCAATTATTTATTAAATATTCCTGTTTGAACTGCATAAAAAAAGAAGCTAATTAAAGCTCCTCCCATTGCAGTTATAAACCACTTCATCATGCTAGTTAAGTTTTTAAGATTTTCACATAGATTTTTAAGCTCCGTCTTTAGTTCTATTCCATCTTGTTCAAGCTTATCAATCCTATCCCCATGATTATTAAGCCTTCTTTCGTGAGTTTCAATTTTGTCCTTTACTAATTCTTCATTCATATTACACCTCTTTACTATATCTAGTGTACTTGCTTGTACACCGATTGATTTTATTTATTTTATACATAGACTACATATAAACAATGTAGTCTATAATTTAACTAATTCATTAAATATAATTTCCCTCTAAGAACTTCTAATTGTTCTTTAAGCTTTCTATTTTCTTCTTGTAATTCTTTAATCTTTTTATCCTTTGCTATTATGATAATATCTTTTGATTTATCAGTTTTATCGTATTTAAGTCTTTGTTTTATAACTTTTTCAACCTGTTTATCTCTAAGTTCTTCAATTCTTTTCTTGATTTCAGCATTATAATAAAGAAATGTTTTAGATACACCACTCAGATTAGATACACTATTGAAGTTAATTTTCTGTTCGCCAAGCGACAGCTCTCGGATGGCTTTATCAACTTTTTCTAAGGTTATTTTAGTTTTATTTCGAGCATATTCTTTTAAACCTTTTGTACTTCCAGCCATTTTAAACGTCCTCCCTTGACTTACCATTCTTATGAATAATTTTTTGTTCCTTTACTCTTGTTAATGTATCGTCTAGTAATTTCAAATATGTTTTATTCTTTTCTGCCCAAAGTTCTCTACCAAATCTTTCGCTAATGGCAATTTGTTTTTTAACATGTTCGATTTCTTCCTCATATTCAGGTATGTTCTCAACTGTAGTACAGAAGCTTCCACAATTTAAACAGTGGTTCATTTGTTGCTTGCATATAAATTTATCAGGCTTAAAACAGACTCCAAAAGGCACTCTAACTGCATCTAAATTCTTTTTAACATATTCGTATCTGACTAAATTCTCACCTGCATCAGAACTCAAATCCACTTTTTCAAGGTCGTTGGTTTTAGTATCAACTTTAAACAATTCCAAATCCTCAGCGTTCTTCCATTTTTCATAAAGAGTATTTTCTGTTACAGTTGCATAATGAACTGTCATTTGAAGGCTCTGATGTCCTAATATTTGCTGTATAATACTGATTCCCATACCTTGTTCAACATACTCTTTAGCTCTTGTATGCCTTAATGAATGAAGTCTAAAATGATATAACTCTCCATTAACATCTCTAATGTCTTTTTGTTTAATAAGCCTTTTAATTGTAAGCAGTAAGGCTGCTTTTGCTAACGGCTTACCTTTTTGTTTTCCTTCGTAAATATTGAATAAATACTTATTAGGATTATTTTCTTCCACACTTAATTCTTTAGTTTTATCAATAGTCTTCTGAACCATTTCGGCAACTTTATCTCTTATCGGAATTTTAAGTTGTGAAATTCCAGTTTTAGTTATTTCACCACAAAGATAATAATTATATTGTTGTTCTTTGTTATTCCATATCTGTTCTAGGCAATTGTGATATCTAAGATTCAATATATCAGTACCTCGCCATCCAGTTTCACGAAGTAAAATATAAATAGGTATAAACTGTGCTCTATCCAAATCCATAATATTATTATCTAATTGCTTTAATATAGGTTCGGGAATAAATTTAATTCTTTTCCTTTGATCATCTTTATTTTCTTGTTTAATGATATCATCTTGAAATATTAAAAATGACACTTCTTTTTTAGGAGCTTTATCATATTGAGCCATTTGAATATATTCTAAAAAAGTTCTTATTTGCGAAAGGTATTTATTTGTTTCATCTTTGCTTTTGCCTTTTCTATTTTCATTTAATAAAAATAGAAAATTTTCAATATCATTTCGTGTTAAATTTTCTATAAATCCGTCTTTGTATCCATCTGAATAAAAAGAATTAAATAAAAATTTAAGATAAACCAATATATTAAAGCAATGACTCCAACTCTTTTTGGTTATTATGGTTTTAAAATATCTTTTTACTGTTTCTCTATAATATTTAGGAATATCATTAAAATTCAAATTATTAGTTTTTCTGTTTGATGTAGCATTTAATTTAGCACCTTTAATATTCTTTGAATACCATATATCTTTTTGAGTTTCTTCTCTATCATCATAAAAACTACTAATAAAATCTATTATCCATCCTACAAAACCAAAATAATTCTGATTATTTTCTAAATAACTTATACCTTCAGCTATAAGAAAAACTCTCCATCTATTAAGTGCTTTTTCTTTGTTAAATTCAATTACACTTTTTTCATTTTTCAAAAATTTAGAAAAGTGTTTTATAAGTCTTGCTCTATTACTTAATTGTATGCTAGTTAATAGTTTTTCCTTAAAATTATATAGGAAGTAAAATTTTACTTCATTTTTAATTTTTTTATTTTTAAAATTAGAAAAGTTAATACTTTTACGTCCATTAATCTTCTGATTTAAGAAAAATTCTTCAGTTAGATCCCACTTGTCATTTTCTAACCAATATTCATTATCTTGTTTTAAATACTCAATAATTTCATCATATTTACTTTGTTGATTTCTTTTTATCTCTTGTATTCTCACATTATTCATCTCCTTCGTTATAAATATCTAAGTTTAGATTAGGTTGAGTTTTATTAAACTCTTCCGTTATGTCTTTATCCGAAGGGTGTATATATGTGTTCATAGTAGTATAGATGTTTTTATGACCAGCTCTTATTCTTAACAGTTCAGGTTCCCAATTTGCCATTCTGAGAGTAGTTAAGGATGTATGTCTAAACATATGTGGCGTAACATATATACCTGTTTTCTTTTTTAATGTTCTAAATAAATTATCAACATCAATATAATTCATTGGTTTATATTGATTTTCACCACTTATTTTTATAAATACATGATTGGTTTCAACTTCCTCGGTATGATATTCGGCTATATATTCCATAAACATATCAATTAAGTTCTGTGATATATCTATTCTTCTTGGACTCGAAACTGTTTTTATTTCAGCATTATTTTCAAGTTCGCCTCGATCTTTAAGGTCAATTACCATATCACTTATATCAAAATCCTCAATCCATACTGACAAGGCTTCGCCGATGCGTATGCCAGTTTCATAAAGCAAATTTAATAAAAATTCATCTCTGAAATTATTGCAAGTATTTATAAGTATAGTTATTTCTTCTCTATTTAAAGTTTTAGGTTTAGACTTTGGAACTTTCAGCCTTAATATATTGCTAGTAACTTTCTTTTGCTCATAAGCTATTCCATACAAGAAACCTTTGAAATTTCTACTTGGAGCAGATACAAACTTTTTAAGTCTATCTGAAATATTATTGCTATATTCCTCATGTCTCAAAATATAGTCATAGAATGATAAAACTGTATTTACTACGATATTTATAGTTCTTGGACTTCTTGCTGAATCCACCATATTAGTAGGTATTACTTTCAAACTCTTATATGGATTCTGTAACCAATTTACAAACAAAGCTAAATCATCTATAGTTACCTTCTTAAAATCTAATTCTCTTTGTTCTAAATACTCAAAATATAACTTCAAATGTTGACAATACATTCTTAAGGTATTTCTTGCAAAGTTGGTATTATCTTTAAATCTTATAAACTTTAATATTGATTCTACTGGTAGCCCCTCATCATCAACAACAAAATATCTCTCTTTATCATCTTCTGTTTTCACCTTTACTACTTCCATATACACTCCTATAGTCTTTTTATTCTAACCATAGGTTTTACTATAACAACCTTAATTATTCTAACTATTTTTATAGTAATTCAAGTTATATTGTTATATAAAAGCAGTACATAAAATACTATAAATATCATTTAATTATCCACACTATATTCTTTTTACTAGTTATTTTCATAAAATAAAAGCACCTACATTTCTGTAAGTACTTATGTAAAATTTATTATTATAGAATACATATTTATAAAATTCTAATGTATTGCTTTTTTTGCATACTTTTTACCAGTTCCTTCAACACTTGTAATTGTAATTAATGCTCCCTTGTCAAAATGATGTACAATATTTTTTAATTTAGCAACTTCAAGTCTAGATAAAACTAAATATATAACTTCTGTTTCACTCCCACTATAAGCGCCTTTTCCATCTAATAAAGTAATCCCTCTGCCAAGTCTAGACATTATCGCCTCTGATATTTCTTTGTTTTTATCTGAAACAATAATTACCGCCTTGGACTCATTTATACCTTCAACTGTTATATCTATGGTTTTAAAAGCAATAAAATAAGCTATTAGCGAATACATCGCCCTATCCCATCCAAATAAGAAACCTGAAGATCCTAAAATAAATAAATTAAAAAACATAACTATTTCTCCAATAGAAAATGAAGTTCTTTTATCTAAAAGAATAGCGACAATTTCAGTTCCGTCTAACGATCCCCCATTTCTTATAATTAATCCTACCCCAACACCTAGTATTATACCTCCAAATATAGTAGCCAAAAGTGTATCTTGTGTTATACCCGGAACTGGATGAAGTAGAGTTACTACAATTGAAAAACACATTACTGAAAATATAGTTGAAAGAGCAAAAGTTTTACCTATCTGTTTATATCCAATAATTACAAATGGTAAATTAAGTACAAATATAAATATACCTAATTCTACATTGGTTAAGCGGCTTGCCATAATTGATATTCCAGTTATTCCTCCATCAATTATACTATTAGGTATTAAGAATATCTCTAATCCAATTGCAGCTAAAATTGAACCTAATATCATAAATACCACTCTACTAAATTGAATTAAAATGCTATTAGTCTTCTTCATTAAATTCCTCCCTTATTTAATTATAGTATTTTATACCTGATTTAATATCATAATTATATTGTAACATAGTTTTTAATACCTCATATTAATCATTTAAGAATTTACACTTTATTAACTTTTTCAATCAGCATAAAAGAACCATTAAAAGCTCCTAATGTTGCTCTGAATTTTTTAATACTACATCTAATTTTCCTATGATGCGCTACTTTCTGTAGTTGTATCTTCCATAGCTCCCATATCTACAAGGACTAATTTTACCTGTTCTTGTAGATTCAAAAGATTAGGAACATCCTTATATTCGTAAGTACCTCCTACTATTAATGTAACCCATACTTTTACGCATCCACTATTTTTGTTAAATTGCATTTTAAACACTCTCCTTAAGATCAAATTTATTATACTAAGCATTAGTAGTTTCCATAGTTGCTACTATGCTTGTTAATTCTGCATTTGCTTGCGCTAAGTCATTTACTTTTTCCTTTAAAATCTCTGATTCTGTTTTAGGTATATCTTCAAATATTGCTTCTTTTGTTTCAATATTTACTGACTTTGTTATTTTTCAATCTGGAACTTCACAAGATAAATTTGTTAATATGTTATCTTCTAATTCGGTTCCACCTGATTGTGATATGCTCCCTTTATATTAGACAGTTAAAATAATAAAACTGTTAGTATGGAGGGAGTATATTTTTATGGATAGAAAAGCTAATTATGAAGAAAGAGCTGAGATTGTTGCATTCTGCATTTCGAATAATGATGATTATCAAGCTACTGCTGATAAGTTTAAGGTTTCTTATCAACAAGTTTATACGTGGGTAAAAAATAAAAAGCTAATGGATATGAAGAACTAATTGACCGTCGTGGTAAGCGTAAAGAGGCTGCTGGGCTTACTGAGTCTGATAAATTATCTGCACAATTAAAACTTATTGAAGCAGAAAATACACGTTTAAAGATGGATATTGATTTCTTAAAAAAAATTGAAGGAAGTAGAAAGAAAGCGATAGGTACTAGAATACTCCAAGAATATAAATATATTTCTATAAAAGAATTACATGAGCAAAATGGATATCCGATAGCTGATTTATGCAATCTATCTAATATTGCACGATCATCTTACTACAAATTAATCAACCGTTCAGAGACTGGATTAGATAGAGAGAATTCAATAATATTAAAAGAGATTGTTAAGCCTTATGAAGACGTAAATGGTATCTATGGATACCCTCGGATAACAATGAGTATAAATAGACTTCTGAATAAACAATATAATCATAAACGAATTTATAGATTAATGAAATCTATAGACATAATGTCAGTTATAAGAAAAAAGAGAAAGTCTTATATTCAAAGTACTCCGCAAATTACTGCTGAAAACAAATTAAATAGAGAATTTTATGCGAATAGACCAAATGAAAAATGGTTAACAGATGTTACAGAATTTAAGCTACTTAATGGTAAAAAGGCTTACCTTAGCGCAATATTTGATTTAGCAGTAAGTGCTAATCCGAATGCAAATCCACTGTTTCATAGTGACAGGGGATTTCAGGTGCGACAAGAAGTCGCGTAATACATTGTCGTTAGACTGCCCCATCCATTCGGGGTAACTCTATCGTGACTAGCGTGAATGGTAACGTTTGGGTTAGAAAGCTCACGAGACAATGTGGAAGTTCGAGTAGCCTAAACTGTTACAACCGCTAGAGTAAGAATGCTATGGAGAACGTAAAGTGAATCATTGTAGGAATCGTTACGCTGGAGAAAGCGAAATAGGCTGAAACGCTTTGACCAAAATGGTAAGGAGCTGAGCAAAGGCCAACTGTTAAACCAATGCGAATGGATAAAGAACTCCCGGTTTAAAGATGACTCCTAAGGCATTTACAATTATGTATTACGTGGAACTTGGTAAACCCTATATGTTCCTTCAGTGAGAGGTATCTAACCGCAAGGGGCGAAAAGACATAGAGGGCGGAAGAAAAGGATAAAAAGCGAATGCTGATTTTGTAATGGAAACAGATAAAGGTTCAAAATTTGCCTTAACTCGAAAGAGTGCAGACTTATCCTATGGTATTTCTTAGCAAGAAAGGATTATATATTTATGAATTTTAGTAATTCAACGACGGTTAAAACCGAGAGACTAAAAGACACGAAATCACTTGAATTTCAATGGGAAACAATTGACTGGAAGCAAGTTGAACTCGATGTTAATAGACTACAAACCCGAATCGCTAAGGCAACAAAAAATGGAGACAATAATAAAGCCAAAAGATTACAATACTTATTAACCCACTCTTTTTCAGCTAAGGCTTATGCTGTAAGAAAAGTAACAACAAATAAAGGGAAGAATACATCTGGAGTAGACAAAAAACTATGGTCTACCTCTGCCTCGAAGATGAAAGCTGTGCTTTCACTTACTGACAAAAACTATAAAGCAAAACCTTTAAAACGAGTATATATCGAAAAGAAAGGTAAGAAGCAGAAACGTCCATTAGGCATACCAACAATGTATGATAGAGCAATGCAAACATTATATGCATTAGCGCTTGAGCCAATTGCAGAAACAAAAGGTGATTCCATTTCCTTTGGATTCCGCCGTGGACGAAGTGCAAAAGATGCCTGTGAGCAGATATTTTGTGTATTAGCTAGAAAATGTTCTCCAACATGGATACTTGAAGGTGATATTAAAGGTTGTTTTGATAATATTAACCATGAATGGTTACAAAACAATATACCAATGTATAAAATTATTATGAAGCAGTTACTAAAATCAGGATATATATATGAAGAAAAGCTGTTTCCAACGGAAACAGGTTCGCCACAAGGCGGTGCAATCTCAAGTATATATGCAAATATGACATTAGATGGACTCGAAAAAGTGATTCAAGATAAATATCATAGAAATTCAAAAGGTAAAATAGAAAATCATTACAGAGCCAAAACTAAAGTGAACTTGATTCGGTATGCTGATGACTTTGTTATTACTGCAAACTCAAAAGAAATTGCTGAAGAACTTAAAACTACGGTTAGTCAATTCCTCCAATCAAGAGGTCTAGCACTATCAGAAGAAAAGACTGCAATTACACATATAGATAAAGGGTTTGACTTTCTTGGCTGGACATTTAAGAAATACAGCGGGAAATTAATAGTTAAACCTTCTAAAAATTCAATTAAAAACATAATTAGGAAATGTTCAACAATAATCCTTAAGGAGGGTAAAGCTAGCACCCAATCTGACCTAATAAGAAGGCTTAACCAAGTCGTAAGAGGTTGGACAAATTACCACAAACATGTTGTTGCTAGCAAAGCCTTTTCAAATATTAACAACACCCTTTATCAGTTACTAAAGCAATGGGCAAAACATAGACACCCCAATAAGAACAAATGGTGGAAATTAAATAAATACTGGCATGAAAAAGGTTGGAAAAGATGGCTTTTCAAGACGGATGAGTACAGTCTAATTAATTTGAGACGGATTAAAATAGTCAGACATCCAAAATTGCAGGTTACAAAAACACCTTTCTTAGACAAGGACTATTTTGATAAAAGAAAGATAAAACTGCATATATTTGTTGCCGCCTGAAAGGGTGAAGAAATGCTTGAGCCGTATGAGTGGGAAACTCTCACGACGGTTCTTAGATGAGGGAAAGGGAGCAATCCCTTTTTCTTAATCGATTATACTAATAGAACTTTCAAAGCTAAACTTGATAAAATCAAAGCAACTCAAAGCATATCACGTGTCAGTAGGTGTATCGACAACGGACCAATGGAAGGTTTTTGGGGAATTCTAAAATGTGAGATGTATTATTTGCAAAAATTTTATACATATGAAGAATTGAGACAATCAATTGATGACTACATAGTATTTTATAATACAAAAAGGTTACAGACAAATTTAAAAGGTCTGACTCCAATTGAATATCGAAATCAGACCTTATCGGCATAAATTTTTATTTTTTCATCTGTCTACTTGACAGGGTACAGTTCATTATAAGTGCTTTTTAAGTATTATTTATTATGTTAATTTCTTGCATATCCACTTATATCTAAATTTATAGCTTTATCATAAATATCTGGTGTTATTAATGAATCTAATATATTTGTGAGCTTTTCTATATCATCTACATTTATTTCTTCTATTCCTAAATCAACATCTCCATGTGCATATGAACATCTATCCAATATTATCATATCCAGAGATTCAACCAAACCAGTTCTATCACTTATGAATACTCTTTCTACTTTAGCTAGTTTACTTGCCAAACTATGCATTGCGCAATCACTCCATTTACTATACTTAAATGCATAATATACTTGATAGTAATCTGCCAAGAAAATAAGTGCCAAGCATCTTGAAGCATTTAACGCAAGCACGTTATCAGTTTCAACTCTTATAAGCTCTCTAATTTGCTTGAGTTTACCTTTTAAATCATGGAAGTTCACTTTTAATTACCTCAACTTTTACATTTCCATATTTATTTGTGCCCAAAGCCATCATAGCTCTAGTAGCCACTAATGATGCTCTTCTTTTATCTAAATGTGTCTTTACTATAACAGTATTAGTAATAGGATCTACTTTTAAATCTTGAACTAATCCTTTTCTTACAAGCTCTTTTTTAACTAAATCAACATATTTATCTTTAAAAATATTAATCATTCTCTTACCTCCACATTTATTGAATAGCTATCAGCTTGATATTCTACATATAAAGCACCACTTATCATTTCCTCTATTTCAGCAGTATCTATACCCTTGCAAACATTAACTATTATTTTATCTGTAATATCATACGATTTTATTAGTTTCTCATCCGAATAAACATCTAACATATCTCTTATGAATTTACTTTCTTTTAAATCTACCATCACATTACTCCTCTCTAAAAAGATAATCATCTTTTATAGATAAGTACAATTTATTTATAATTTTCTTTAATTATAACATTTTTTATAAGTAAAATCACAGAAAAATTTTATTGAATATTATCTACAAAACATTTTCAAATGTTCGTGTTTTTCGATTTGAATGTTTAATTATATAGGAGAATCACACATTCATTTTAAAATTTCTCTTCTTCTATATGTCTTTATTTTTCGACCTCGAATGTTAATACCTTCGAAAATTAAACATTCATATGCAAAAATAAAAAATATCACCTCACAAAATCACTTAATGACTTTGAATATTGATGATATTTTTCTTTATCTAATCCTATATATAATTCTGTTTCCTGAGTAGTTCTATGTCCTAATAACTTTTGCACTGCTACAATGTCCTTACCACTTTCAACATAGATCTTATAGGCATAAGTTTTTCTCATGCTATGAGCTGAAATATCGTATAAGCCAAAATACTCTCCTGCTTCTTTTAATATATTACTAACAGCTTGAACTCCAATAGGTTTATTAATTCCTTTTCTAGATTGAAATATATACTCATAATCCTTTTTATCTCTAATATATTCTTTAAGGAGCTTTGTGACTTTAGGTATTACTTCAACTGCTCTAGGCTTTCTGTTTTTTTCTCTAATATTTTTTGAATTCTTTTTCTTACCTTCAAAAATAGTAAATTCACTTCTCCTAAGAGCTTCCCTTATGTCTCTGGCTTTTAATTTGACTAAATCACCTGCTCTATATCCAGTAGTTATACCAACTACGAATAAAACATAATCACGTTCATTTTTATACTTTAAATAATCCTGAATATCAAGAACCCTTTCTGTATTTATAATTGGCTTAGCAGGCCTTTTCCTCCCCATATTATTTCACCCACCTCACCTGATCCTTTCATCATTTTTAAAACATTCTTCTATTTCTTTTTTAGTATATGGATAATAAAATAATTCTAATTCTTCACAATTACTTTTATGAATACAGCCTTTGCAATTTATAGGTGATTTAGCACATAAAACTTTATTCCCTATAAATCTAATATTTAACTCAACCTTCTTTCTCATGATTCAGCCTCCTTACCTATGAAAAATTGCATAATAAAAAAGCACCTAAAAATAAGTGCTTTAACAATCTAAAATGTCATCTAAAAATTATAAGAGGTTATTCCTTTAACCACATACAGTATATAATATTTTTTGAGTACTGCATAGGTACTTTTCCTGCTACCTTTGTGATACCTTTCTTGCTACCCTAACTGCTACCTTTATGATACCTTTTCTGCTACCCCTACTGATACCCTCTTAAGCTAATTTCAACTTCTGAAACGCCCTATCTATGGAGTTTTTAATACTTTTTCTTGATTTAAATAACTCTTGTGATGCTCGTGTTATACTTTTCTTTTCTATAAATACTTTTTGTATAACTTCTGCTTCATCAATATCTAATCTTTTTAATGCATTATCAATTCTCTTATTTGCAATTTCATTAAACCTTATTTTCTTTTCCAAAGTTTCTATTTCATTCATAACATAATCATTGTTTTTGCATTTCATTGAGCTTTGAACTTTTTCCTCATAATTCATTGCTCCAAGTTGCTCCCCAATTTTTAATTCTTCAACTTTCAACTTCATATCATCAATTTCAATTTCTCTTAGTCTATATAATGATAATTCCTTTTTTACTCTCTCACTCATATTTTTCCACCTATCCTTTATAAAATATGTTATAATTTAGATAGATTAATTAGAGAATCTTCTTTCCATGATTCGTTCTCTAATTAGAATAGGTGTTCATTAGAACACCTTTATTTTTTATATTAGTATCATGAATTAAATTACTTGAATACTTTTTTTCAAATAGTACATAATATAATTGGTTGTTGATTATATTATTATTAAAAAAATCCATTGTATGCCCCTTAATTGGGGCATATTTTGCGTTTAATTGTAGTATTACGTAGTAAGTAAAATTTTTATTTTGAATATATTTTTTTAAATATCACATAATATAATTTGAACTCATCAGTCTTGAGAAGTTGTAATCTGGGAGGTCAGCAAATATGATCAAAAAATTTATTACTATCTTTTCTATTTTTTTATTTCTGTCCTTTGCTATGAACTCATCAAATGCCATAGCTCAATATTCTCCTAAAACTCTTACTCAAGGACTTTATAGCTTAAAAGATACAGGTTTAGTAACTGGTTCAGCTTATAACGTTAAAAACTCATCTTCTACTGATAAATCTGTTGTTATAATTTTTGATGGAAATCAGCAAATGCAAGAATTTATAAGATTAGAACCTAACTCCCCTGCGTATATTATTAAACCGCTTAATTTTGATTCCATAATCGTAATTATTGGCGGTGGCTCAGTTAAGTTTTCTTAAAAGGTACTGTAAAAGTATCTTTTTTATTTTTATTTATTTCGTCAAATCTACAGTTTGTACATTATTTAATAACCCTTTTTGCTTACCCCAACTTAAAGCATATATTTTATTTATTCTAACTTCTCCTCCACTTTATCATCCTTCTGAATATATCCCATTTCCTCAAGCTCTTTATTTAAAGCTTCTTTAATGTCTAGCCCTTCCTCTTCCATTCTCTTTTGTACTCTTGGAACCACTATATCAACTATATCTTTAATAATTCCCATACTTATAGCTCCTTTTTAGGAAGAGAGCTTTAGTTAACTCTCTTCTTATTTATCTTTTGCAGTAACCTTAACATTAACATCGTAATCCCTGCTAATGCGCCTTCCAGTCCTGCAAGGTATTAATGAATATTTCTATCATATTTCCACATAATAATTTTATCTATTTAATTTACACTCTAAAATCCAAGAAAGAAGGCTCGTCAAATGAAAAAATTTATATATATTCTTTCTATATCATTGCTTTTATTCTTTACTTTCAACACAGTAACTACCATAGCTCAGCCAAAAATGTATTCACAAGGTTTTTATAATATGAAAGATTTGAACTTAAGTGAAAATGTTAGTTATAAGGTTCAGAATAATCAGCCTTATGTTGAAGGGATATTAATAATTATTGATGCTGATAAAAAAATCCAACAACTTATACGAATACCCGCTAACGCAACTCAAATCCCTTTGGCACCTCTTAAATATGATTATAAATTTATAATATATAATAATGTTCTTCTGACTTTTTCTTAAATTATGAAAGGTGGCTTATCGAATGAAAAAATTTATATACATTCTTTCTATCCCTTTAATCTCATTATTTATTTTCAATACAGCAGCTACAGCAGCACCACAAGAAATGCATTCACAAGGTTTTTATAACATGAAAGATTTAAACTTAAGTGAAAATATCTCTTACAAGGTTCAAAATCATGAAGCATATGTTGAGGGATTATTAATAATTCTTGATTCTGATAGAAAGATCCAGCAACTTGTACGAATACCTGCCAATTCTAATAACATTTATATTTCACCTCTTAAATATGGCTATAAATTCATAATATATAATGATATTCTTTTAACTTTTTCTTAAATCATGAAAGGTGGCTGATCAAATGAAAAAAATATTACCTATACTTTCTGCTCTTCTACTTTTATCTTTTAGTATGAATAATTTAACAGTCAGTGCTAGAGCACTAAATATCCAATTATCTGAAGGTATTTATAATATAAAAGATTTAAAGTTAATGGAGAATACTACATACAATATTCAAAATACCTCTGCAGGAGCTAATCTTATGATAAGAATAGATGGTCAACAAGAAGTAATGGAATCACACCGTTTATTAGAAAACTCACCCAAATGCACTATTGGACCTTTCAGGTATGTTGACAAAATTGTACTCTTGGGTCCTGGTACTGCAACATTAACAGAATAAATATTTTCAAATTGCACATAATATAATGATTTAGTTAACATATTATTCATATAATCCATTTTGGCCCCATTAATTGGGGCTTTTTTAATGCGCAAAATTATTTATCAACACTTGGAATTATTTGAAGTTAGTCTTCATATAATTAAATGTAGATTCTTCGCTATAACTTTATTTCTCTTTTATTTACTCTTTTGTCCATAATATTTTTTGCTTTTACCTAGTAACTATAAGCCCCTTTTTAGGGGCTTCCTTCATGTTGCCCACCAATTAATTAAATTGCATTTTTCATATTTATTTCTTTAAGCTTCTTTACTGCTTTATAGTAAAAGGCTGTCTGCTTACCATCCCAATTAACATTTAAGGTTTCACCATTGTTATAAATCCTTACTACCTTGCCTATATGCCTTGTGCCTTTATACTCTATTTCTACCAGCTCATTTTCCTCAAAGTCTATAACATTATGAGCAAAAGTTGATGGCTTAATAGTGCTTTTCTTTTCATCAATATCTGTTTCTGCACTTAAGATATGCAAGCCTATATTTTCTTTAGGAACCTCAATTTTATATACTTCATCTTCATGATATTTGGGTTTTTGCAAGTATTCTAATATCCATCCTTTAGGATTTATAACAATTGTCTTATCTTGCTTTTGAATTATTATATTAGCATCACCTTTACGTTTAATGTATTCTGTAATGTGCATGTCCTTAAGTTTTTCAAGCTGCATATCATTTAACTTTTTATCTTGATTTACAAACAAAATTTCATCAGCTGGAAGCAGATCTATATCTTTTTTTAGCTCCAGTTCTTTTACTCCATCACTGTTAAAGTACAGTGTCTTTTCTTCAAGCTCCACAAGCAATGCTCCATATATTCTTTTAACTATTCTTGCTGCATTTGGTTTATATAGATTAATAATTTCTGCAAATTTATCTTTATGACTTTTGACTATTGGCGCATACTCTTTTTTAGGCTCTTTAACTTCATTAAGCACTAAATCAAATATGCTTATTTGACCATCTAAAACTTCATCCATTTTATTTTTAATCATCGTTATCCCACCCAAGGAGCTTCTTTTCTAAATTGCCATAGTCATAGTTTCTTGGCTCGAAATTATTAAATCTAAGTGGCTGCACCTCTTTATTTTTAGCTATCTTAACTGGATTTTCTTTATCTACGTAATTGCCTTCTAAGATCTTGATAAAATTATTTGGCTTTACCAACCAATCAAAGGTTACTGTCCAGTTCTTATTGTTTTGACCTTTTAGGAAACTGCTGCATTTTATATTTTCTATAGCTTGAAGCATTTTATCTTGTCCATATTCTTTAAGCCTTGCTTGAAGTAATTTATATCTGTTAGTGCCTTTATTTATGGATATGAGCTTTTGTAGTCCAAGTTCATTCCACCTATCTATTATGGGTTGCACTTTAGTGCTACTAACTATATCTTTAGATATAGTATTTATATTATTAATTGTATTATTAAGTATTGTATTATTATCTTCACAGTTTTCCGAATACCCTCTGTCGATATTTCGAACACCGCAGTCGATATTCCGAGTACCCCCTATCGATATTTCGAGTAGCTTAATAATTCTATTTTCTATTGCTTTTGTGCCTGCTTTGTATTTATAAGAAACACTTAAAAATCCTTTTTTCTCTAAAGATTTTATTATTTCACTACACCTGTTTTTAGATAAGCCAAAAAACTCTGCAAAATAGTCATTAGACGCAAAACATCCCTTTTCATTATCTAAGCTATCTATTTCAACTAGAAATAATTTTTCATTCATAGTCAAGTGAGTATTCAGCCAAATTTCTTTTGGTATCCATATGCCTTTAAAATCTCTTTCCACAGTCTCGCCTCACTTTCATTATTTGTAATTTAAATTAACTAAAAAACTCAGCTGCATCTACTTAAAGCAACACAGCACCTTTTACATATTTCAATAAATTCCTCAGGTGTAGTCTTTTTATTAAAACTTGTCCTATTAAACCTTATGTCTTCTCTTGTCATAGCAAAAATAATATTAAACTCTTCTTTGCTAACTTTTGATTTTAAATCATTTAAGAATTCTAAAACCATTTACTTTTCCTCCATTTCAATTTATAATGGAGATACGGATGGGCGTCCGTATCTCAAACATTGATTGAACCTTTAATTAAGGTTCTTTTTTTATTTATAAAGTTCATCTTCTTTCATGTTTTTATGTTCATAAAAATCAATACATTTTTTTGTATTCACATCAGCAAATTCAACATATAAGTCTCCACATTGATTAAAACAAACTTCTCCAACAGTTACTGTATAGATATCATTAAGCAATTCATTTTCAACTGTAATAGCCCCATCTTTTATTTGCTTCCACATACGTCTTTTTCTTTCTGGAGCATACATTATTGTGTATTCACATTTTTCAGAATCACTTTTAAGAACGTCATAGCCTATTTTCCATAAGATTTCTATTATATTCATCTTCTGAATTTCTCCTTTAATATGTTTAAAATCAGTTAATTTGCTTTTAATATCTTTAGAGCATTATTTAAAACCTGAAGTCTTAGCTCTGGAGGACACATTTTCATAACAGCAGCAACTTGTAACTGTGCCACAAGCTCATCAAAGCCTTTTTTATCTTCTAATCCTATAATGGTTACCTTTAATTCATCACCTTTCATATCCATTCCCCCGTAAATATAAATCATTTCATAATATGTTTTCTTATCACAATGTGTTACCTAGCAAACTTTATAGTTATAATTGCACATACCATTTCATCAAGTGTTTTCATTATCATTTGCCAATCTTCTTTTTCATCTTCATCAACTTGACCATCACGTGAAATCTTAATCATTAATTTCTTAATGCTCTCTAGATCTTCAAGCTCATCTAAAAATGTTAATACTGCTTCAGCTAAATGTTTAACCTCTATCTTTGGAAAAAGTTCTTTTCCTATCAAAGTATTTTGATAATGCTGCAAAATTAAATATGAGCGATTATATATCTTAGCCATATCAATTACTATGTTTTCTGGTGGTGTTCTCTTCCCTCCTTCATATGCTCTTAAACTATCAACAGATATATCTAGTAGTTCTGATGACTTTTCTTGAGTTAAGCTTGTACATTCTCTCGCTATTTGGTAAATATTTCTGTAGTATTGTTCCATTTCTTTCCTCCAATGTATAAATTAAAATGTATATATCCAAGTTTATTGGACTATTTTTCAAAAAAAATTTTAGGATCAATTCTATAAAAATTAGATAATACCTTAGCTTTTGAAATAGTGAGTTCTACATTTCCATTTTCAAGCATAGAATATCCACTTTTACTACTATATCCAAGAATTTCAGCAATTTCTTTTTGCGTTTTTCCACTTTCTAACCTAAGTTTTTTTAACAATTGATTCATTCTACACACCTCCTAAAATTCAATAATCTTGGACTACTATGCTTTCATAATAATCCAAGTTTATTGGATTATTAATGTTTTTTAAAATAAAAAACCAATTTTCTTGGATATAACTTTTATTTATTTATGTAAATATGTACAATTATATTGAACTATTAATAAAGGAGATTATGAAATGGCTACATTATCAGATAGATTAAAAGAATTAAGAAAATCTAATAATTTAACGCAAGCTGAATTAGGCAAAATACTTGGTGTAGGAAAAACCACAGTTTCTATGTATGAAACTAGCAATAGTACTCCTAGTGACGAAATCAAATTAAAAATTTCGGAATATTTCACTGTGTCATTAGATTATCTCCTTGGAAAAACTGATTCAAGAAATTATACTGAAGATCCTAATATCACTATTGCACTTCATAGTGATACTGATTATGATGAACTTCCAAAAGAAGCTAAAGATGAGATTAATAATTTTATTGAATATATTAAGCAAAAATATAAAGATAAAAAATAGGATGTTCATTCAGGACATCTATATTTTTAAGTATATACTGTAATAAATTGTCAAAATATGAATATTTTATTTACTTAAGGAGGTCTACTTATGTTAGATTATGATAAACAAGAATATCGTAAATACACTGGTAAAAGCGAAAGAGATAAATATTTAAATATCCTCAAAGGCATACTTACTGGAATTACAAGTGATGATGAAATAACTAATAATGAAATAGAGGAATTAACAAATTGGTGTTCATTACTAGCTGATTATGCAAATGATAAACCTTTTGACGAAATACTAGAAAAAATATCAGAAGCCCTATCAGACAACGTACTAACTTTAGATGAAGTTAATGATATTATTTGGGTTATTGACAAGCACATTGCAAAATCCCAAAATAATTATTATGATCCTATCACACATGGACTTCAACAATTGCAAGGTATAATGCATGGTATATTAGCTGATAATATTGTAGATGATAGTGAAATTGAAAAAATCAAACTTTGGATTCAATCTCATGACTTTTTAGTTGGATATTACCCCTATGATGAAGTATCTTCAATATTAAGTGATAAGGTTATAACAGACGATGAAAAAAATATATTAAAAGTATACTTTTCTGAATTTGTTGATTCTAATAGCTCTATTAAAATTGATTTTAATGAAATTGAAAATTTAAAGAATGACTATACTATAAATGGAATTTGTTCTGTATGCCCCGAAATAGATTTTAATGGTAAAACTTTTTGCTTTACTGGAGCGTCTATAAAAGCAACAAGAAAAGATTTTGAAAGCTTAATTACGTCACTCGGTGGAACTTTTTCAAAAAATATTACAAAAAAAACTGATTATCTTATTATAGGTGGCAATGGTAACACATGTTGGGCTTATTCTTGTTATGGCAGAAAAGTTGAACAAGCTATTAATTTAAGACAAAATGGTTCTAAAATAATGATAATACACGAAAACGACTTTTGGGATGCTGTAGAAGATAATAAATAATTTCATGTAAAGACTCCAACGTTTCTATTGTCAATCTATAATTCAATACTATTAACAACTCAGCTTCTTTTAATTTCTCTTTTTATTTTTAGATTTTCCTCCATGAAAGCAAAAAAATTATTCATATTATTGCTTGCTCTACAAGCAAATGGTTTTACTGATTCATCTCCGTGCAATTTCAAATTGTCAATTTGTTTCAAAAAATGATTCATGCTATCTTCTGAAATTCTAAAAGCAAATTCATCTAGATAATTCCTCTCTTTTTGTATAAATTCTATAAATTTATCTGAAGAAGCAGCTTCGATAAATTTACACAAGTGAATATGTTCTTCAGTACAATCATTATTACTCAAAAAGTTTAGAACTCCTGGTAACTCTATATTTTTATCATTTCCTTTTCTTAGTGGCCCCCACAATGAAATTTCCCATAAGCCGATAAAAATGCTACTACCTTCGTCAAACTTACCACTTAATGCCATATCTGCTAACTTACCTAGTGCCCTAGCAGCTTGTACATCATATATTAGTAACATAGAAAGAATAACTCCGTAATCCCATTCTCCATAATTCAGTTTTCCAGTTAATCTTTTTTCAGCAGTATCTAGCAACAAACTAATTGTTTTTTTACTTCTCTTAAAATACAAATATCTTGTTGAATGAATTATATCAAAATTGTGAATTACTTTTGCTATCTCTTCAAGTACAATTTCCTCATCAAATGACTCAAGAGCATTCTGAACTGGTAAATGCGTTAACTCTTCAGACGCAACATTATCTCCTAACAACAAAAGTCTATTAATTACTTGCTTTTGTAAATCAACACTTGGGTTCTTCGCCGCAACTAAACACTCACCACTCAAAAGAATTATTCGTTCTTCACTGCAATTCAGTAATTCTTTAATTAAACAATCAATGCAATCATTTGTAGCCAAACCTGCAAATAAAATAATTACCTCTAACCACTGAGGATTTGTTTTTTTTGTAAATAAGAAGAATCGATCATATTTATTATAGTCTACTTCATGAATTGATAATGCAGCAAGATATTCTTGAAAAGTCAAATGCGAGAACCCATAAATTCCTGGTCTACGTTCAACAAGTAAACCACTTCTATCTCTAATGTTCTCTAACAATTCTGAAACATCAATTCTTTCACCAATTTTATTAAGAGAATCCTCGAATGATTTCTTTACTTTTTCTTCTTCAAGTTCAGCAATCCCTTCTATATGCATTTCTAATGCTAACTTTCTCAGTATTAACATTCTATGCTCAAGATTTAATTTACCAATTATAGCCGGTGGTAGTCCTCTTTTGCTATCCCAGTGAAATAAAAGCCCTTCTACACACCTTTCGTACAACACTACTCTACGATTAGGCAAGTCACCGCCTTCATGTTTCTGAATAAGACATAGTGTTGAAAGCATTAACGGATTAGTGGCAATTCTTCTAACATATGGATTTTTTCTTGCTTTATTAACAAGCATGTCAGCATTTTTTTTACAAATTATCTCAATATCTTCCCGTATCGCTTCATCTACATTTTCGACTGCCCATGTCCATTTTTGAACATATTCTTGCATTTGTTCTTTGCTAAACTCACATAATGTTGCTTCTGTAAACCCTAATTTTCTAAAGAATTCTGACTGGAATCCTGCTGGGCGAGATGACACTACATATCTCACTTTAGGATATGCCTGGACAATAGCACTTATCCATTCTAAAAAATTCTCTTTTTTTTCTGGAATAACTTCATCTAATCCATCAATAAGTAGAAGCGCTCTGCCTTCTTGAAACTGACGACTTAAAAACCCTGGCCAAGCTCCTGCAAAAACTCTATTGCCTTCAACAACTTGGAGCAACTCATCCACTCCTGGAAGATTATCAAAATCTAATTGCCTTACTTTAACTAAAATAGGTATAACACTTTTATTCCCCTCAAACACTATCCCTCCACTGGCAGATGCTAAGATTAAATGTTGAAGCAGTGTTGTTTTTCCGCTACCTGGTAATCCTACAATTGCACATCGCAATTCCTTTGAAATAAACTCTTCGGCTTTAACCCTCTTATTATAATCACTTTCCTCCCAATCTAATATCTGTTTTCTTGCTTCCTCAATAGATTTCAAACTTTCACAACCTATTTCAATGCATTCCTTATTTTCATTCTTAATTGACATATTAATAACATCTGGTTCTACAAATACTTTAGTTAAATCTAAAAATAATTTGGATGAAACCCTAAGCGTAGATGCATCTATTGTTGTCATTTTCCTCAGAATATGTGACTTATATGTATTTTCAAACCTTTGATCTGAGCTCCCTTCACCACTTGTCCCCAAAAGTTTTAAAATTTCATCTTGCTTTTTTTGCAACTTATCAAATTCACTAAAATTTCTTCTCCATGCTTCTCTCTCCCATTCCGAAAACCTAGGCCCTATACTACATAATGTATCTGTACAAATTCGTAAAGCCATTCTACATGGAAATTCTAAATTTTCTTCTATTATTCTTTTCGGTATCGGATATTGGCTTATTATCTCATCACATAATTTCTCGGGATTGAGTGACGTAGAAGCTAAAATTTTTGAATCTATTCCAATTGAATTGATAGACTCCCTAATAAATTCCATTATCATTTCTACACTTAATTCATCCACTTTCTCATTACGAAAATAACTTTCAAGAACTTGTGCTGGTGCCTCACAACACTCACTAATCGTTCTCATCACATTTCTTTTATCAAGCAAATTTTTAATTTTCCCTTTAATTTCATCTAGAAATATTTTTTCCAATAATTTTTCGAAAAACGGAACAATATATTCAAGCATTTTCTCACTCCTTAAAGCTTCTTTTAATTTAAATTTATGTAATTATTCTTTATTATAGCATAATTTATAACTATCTACTAATTTTAACCAGTACTTAAATAAAGTATTTAATTTAACATTGAACATATGTTCCTATTGCATTATAATAATATCATTAATACTGATAATGGTGGTGGTAGACTAATGAAAAAATTAAATGAAATTTATTTCATTATTGAGAAAGAGAAAATACATCTTGAAGAAAGAAATCTTAATCAGCATTCATTTAATGGAATTTATTTTAAATCTCCAGAGCTTCCTCCGGTTATAATTGTAGAAAAATCTATTATTAATGATAGATGCAAATATTTATCTATCCTCGCTGAAGAGTTAGGACATCACTTTACTAGTTTAGGTAATTTAACTATTGAATCTAAAAATTATTCTGAGAAACTTATTAAAAATAAACAGGAACATAAAGCTAAATCATGGGCTGCTAATTTTCTTGTAAGTGATGATGAATTCTTACAAGCATTATGTAATTGCATATCTACTCCTTGTGAGATATGTGATTTTTTTAATATAACTAATGAAATGCTACAATATAAGATTCATTCTATAGTTGTTGATGAAAATAGATATAATCATATAAAATCTGCATTAAAGAGAAAGGAAGTCCCATATAATAGTTGTGAAATATAGTATTTTTCCTACCACTTTTTAATAAATATATGTAGCTATATTCAATTAACTTAACTTATTTATAAAACTACAATCAATGTATAACACTTTGGAGGTATACTATGAAAGCAGCTATTTATTCTAGAAAATCAAAATTTACTGGTAAAGGTGAAAGTGTAGAGAACCAAATAGAGCTATGTAAATCTTATGCTAAAAATAACGGCTATGATGATATTTATATATATGAAGATGAAGGCTTTTCAGGTGGTAATATAAACAGGCCTGAATTTAAATCTATGATGAAGGATGCTGCAGCTAAAAAGTTTGATGCAATTATTTGTTATAGGCTTGATAGAATTAGCAGAAATGTTTCCGACTTCTCTACCCTAATTGATGAATTAAAAATCCTTGGAATAGATTTTATTTCAATACGTGAGCAGTTTGACACTTCTAGTCCTATGGGTACTGCTATGATGTTTATTAGCAGCGTATTTGCTCAATTGGAACGTGAAACCATAGCTGAGCGTATCAAAGATAATATGTATGAGCTTGCTAAAACTGGTCGATGGCTTGGTGGCACTCCCCCTTTTGGTTTTTCTTCTGAACCTATATATTATTTAGATAATAATTCTAAGCAAAAAAAGATGATGAAATTATCTCCTATTAATGAAGAAATTTCTCTAGTTAAACTTTTATTTGAGAAATATTTAACTCTCGGAAGCCTTGGAAAGCTTCAAAAATATCTTATTAAAAATGATATTAAAACTAAAAGAAATTCTCCTTGGGACATAAAAGCCTTGCAGCTCTTACTTAGAAATCCTGTTTATGTTAAATCTTCTGAACTTGTTATAAGTTATCTTTCAATCAAAGGTGCAACTGTTTTTGGTGATCCAAATGGTAACGGAATATTAAGTTATAACAAAAAAGATTCTAAGGATAAATATAAAGACATTAGTGAATGGATTCTTTCTGTTTCAAAACATGAAGGTGTAATTGATGATAATTTATGGATTAAAGTTCAAAGGCAATTAGATAAGAATAAAGATCTTGCACCTAGACTTGTTAATGGCAGCGAATATGGTGTATTTAATTCAGTACTTCATTGTGCTAAGTGTGGTGGAAAGATGATTCAAAAGCAAGGCCATGTTTCTAGAAAGACTGGGGAAATTCTTCGTTATTATATATGTATAAATAAGATTAACCCAAGTGATAATACTTGTGATTCTAAGAACATAAGACTTGATAAATTAGAAAAGAGTGTTATGAAAGAACTCTTTAAGGCTACAGATAATAAAGGCTCACTTATTAAAGCCATTGAAGAATATAAAAAATCTTTAGAATCTGAAGCTGTAGATAAAAGTAGTATTAAATCATATGAAAAGCAAATATCTCAAAAGGAGCTGCAGGTAAAAAACTTAATTGATAAGCTTTCTTTAAATCCTAACATATATGATTTACTTTCTTCTAGAATTGAAGAATTAAATAAAGAGATTAAAGAATTGAAATTTAAAAAGTTTGAGTTAGAAAATACTAATAGTAATTTAAAAGCAGCTATTAAGGAAATTACTGCTTCGACTTCTATGCTTTTGAATTTTAAAAAGCTATGGGAAAATGCTGATTATTCTATGAGAAAGCTTCTTATAAATTCTTTTGTTGATTATATTTCTTATAACTCAGATACTCAGGAAGTAGTCATAAAGCCATTTTGCACTAATAAAAAAAAAGGCGCTCTTTAA